ATAATTACATACAAATAAAACAACAAATACGCGAAAATAAGCCAAAAAATACAAAAATAAGCGTAACAAGCTAGTACATAAACAACATAAAAGGGCTAACCTAAAGCAAAAACAGACATACACCCCCCCCTACCCCCCCCACCCCCCCAATACGAAAAAAGGCTTAGATAGGAGATAACCCATCCAAAAATATTTTCTAAAAGTTAAGGTTTATCCGTAACAGAATGGACAATTATCCGTAACAAGTGTAACATTTATCTGTAACATTTAATTATCTGTAACATATGAAATGTATTATCTGTAACAAAGAGTTTGTTGGAAGAAGCGACGCTAAGTTTTGTTCTCCAAAGTGTCGTGTAAAAGCTAGCAGGATAGAAGACCCTTCACTTCCTACGATTGAGATTGAAGAGCATATAGAGACGAATGCAGAGAAAGAGTTTAGACAACGAATGGAGTTAAGGGATATTTATTTGAAGTACAGGTTTGGTGCAAATACGAGTTCCTAAAAGTGAAAAAATTTTTGGTATTAAAAGTTAAGGTTTTATGAAAATACTAACAGTGTGTGACCACGGAAATAATAGAAGTGTAACGCTGGCTCATCTTTTGAAGTACTGGGATAACGATGTGTTAGCGGTTGGAGTCGATACTAATAGTGATAGGACTCTTGAAATGTTGTATGATTGGGCTGACTATATTATTACCACAGATTCAACTCAGGTGATTCCAGACAAGTATCAGTACAAGACCAAGATGTTTTATGTGGGACCAGATGTCTTTCCTAGACCATTGAATAAAGAATTGATGAATATATTTAAAGGATACCTTAAAGAGAATAAAAATTGGTTATGCCAGAAGTCCAAATAAACTACAAACCCAGAAAATGGTCTAAGATATTACATAACTCAACCAATAGATGGAATGTTATCGTAGCTCATAGAAGGGCTGGTAAGACTGTAGCAAGCATAAATCATCTTATTAGGGAGGCTATGAGAGTTCCTAAGAGTGATTACGCTTATATTGCTCCTACTTATAAACAGGCTAAGGCAGTGGTGTGGAATAAGATTTTAAAGGAGTATAGTAGACCAATTCCTCATTGTAAGATAAATGAGGCTGAACTCTACATCCAATATCCAAATGGAAGTCGTATTACTCTTTATGGTGCTGATAATCCTGATAGTTTGCGAGGGATTGGGTTATGGGGAGTGGTCTTTGATGAATATTCTCAGCAACCATCAAATATATTTTCAGAAGTTGTTTCGAAATGTCTGGCTGAACATAATGGATTCGCAATTTGGATTGGAACACCTAAAGGAAAGAATGAGTTTTACAAAACATATCATAATGGATTGAAACAAGATAATTGGACAGTTATTTATCAACCAGTAACAAAAACTATAGAGGGAGAGGAAGATATAGACAAATATGTCACCAATATCAAGTTGGCGTATGAAGATGACCTAGAATTGGTTAAACAGGGTCGTATGACGCTAGATGAGGTTGAACAGGAGTGGAATTGTTCTTTCGTGGTAAGTGCCAGTGGTTCTTATTATGGGGACATTATTTCTCAGGCTAGAACAGAGAATCGATTTACAAATGTTCCTTGGATAAAACATCTTCCTGTGATGACTTGGTGGGATTTAGGAATGAGCGACAGTACTTCGATTATCTTTTTTCAGAAAGTAAACCAGGAATGGCATGTAATTGATGCGTACGATAACGAAGGAGAGGGTCTACAACACTATATAGACGTTCTTCAGAAGAAAGGATACATCTATGGGTCTCACTGGGCTCCACACGATATAGCGGTCAGAGAATTGGGCACAGGACTATCTAGGATTGAGATGGCTGCAAGTATGGGTCTAAAATTCAACATCGTACCTAAGAAGTTGAGTGACCAAGATAGAATTAACGCTCTCAGAAGCAGATTTAACACTTTATGGTTCGATATAGATAAATGTGATAAATTATTAGATGCTCTGGCTAGTTATCATAAAGTTTGGGATGAAAAACGTGGAGAATGGAAAAATAAACCAGAACACGATTGGAGTTGCTTTGTTGGAGAAACAAATATATTGACACATAACGGAATGTATCAGATAATGGAGTTAGATAATCATAAAATATTAACTCCAAACGGATGGAAAAAAATGAAACCACTTGGCAAGACAGGCATAAATGCCCAACTTGTGGAAGTCACATTCAACGACAATACACAAGTAAAATGTACGCCGGAACATTTGTTCTTAACGGAGAAAGGGTGGAAATCAGCAGAGTTCCTAGAAAAGGATTTGCTAATCCAATCCTCCTTGACTCTAACACGCAGTATTTTGATGGTGGGATATACCGCATTTGGCCTAATGAAAAGTATTTTACAAGAGGTAGCAGAAAGTTGCACAGAGAGGTTTGGAAGGATGCATTTGGAGAAATTCCAAAAGGATGCCACATACACCACAAAAATATTGATGTTACGGACAATAATATTGAAAATTTGGAGTGCATTGATGCACACAAGCACTTATCAGACAACTGGAAGCGAAGAAATTCAGAAAAGAAAGTCCATTTTTCAGATAATGCAAGAAAAAAAGCAGCAGAGTGGCATGCTTCACCAGAAGGAGTGTTGTGGCACAAAAGACATGCAGAAAATTCTAAGAGTTGGACTAAATGGAAATACGAAGAAAAAGAATGTGAATGGTGTCAGAAAAAGTTTAAAGGGCTTGTTAGACGCAATGGTCACGCTCAAAAATACTGTCACCCAAATTGTAGAGCCGCTGCGTATAGAAAAAATAAGAAAGATTCAAGAGAGAGCTGATGTTTATGACATAAATGTTCCAGTAGAGCACTGCTTCTCATTATCAAATGGTGCTGTAGTTCACAATTCTCACTATGCTGATGCGATGAATTATTGGGCAGTTACTCCAGAATTTGTAAATAGTAAACCAATGTCTTATTCTTATAAGGCAGAAAGATTCTAATATGGCTAAAAAATCATTTGCGATGCCAAAGGTGCCTAAAATTAAATTTTCAGCACCAAAAGCACTTAAAATAAAGAGTATTACACCTAAAAAGATAAGTTCTATAAAGGTTAGTACTAAAATTCCTAAAGCACCTAGCTTTGCTCGTAGAAGTTACAGTGCTAAAAAAGGAGAGAATACTTCACTAATTCGTGAATCGATGAAAAAATAATATGAAAAATTCACCAAAATCAAACAAATCAAGACCAAATAAGAGCATAATCATGGATAGTGAGCCTAAAAAGATGAGGGCTAAGAAAAAAGAGGTAAAAAGTGTTCATGCTAAAAAACTGATGCGAAAATAAATGCAAACAATAAATAATTTCCTACAAAATTATAGACAAGGAAGGATAGTTTTGACTTCTAGGGTCTCATATAATACTAGAGACCTTATTGAAGACCTAGTTCGTCTTAGAAACGCTCAATTTGTTGACCCTACATTCGCAGATGGAACTCCTAAGATTTTCTACAATGTTGGTTGGGCAATGTCTGACAACATCTACAAACATACTTTGATAGGTGCTAAGGATATTCAACTTCATTCTAGTAATCGTAAAGGTTCAAAGATTATTTCACTTATTAAGATGGCTACCAGGTCGTATCTTAAAAGAACAATGTTTGGTGAAATATCAGATGAAATGCGAAAAGAATTGATTGATATGGGTCATGTGGTAGTTAAAGTTGTTAATGGAGAGCCATATACAGTAGATTTGCTGAATATAATCTGCCCTCCAGAACTTGAATCGTTGCAAGATGGTTCTTTAGTAGAACAGATTCAGATGTCTTATGAGCAAATGCTTCAAAGGAAAGAAGATTGGAAAGAACATTGGGAAGATATAGAATCTCTCTGGGAGTATATGCAGCAAGCAGGAAGAAGTTATTTCACAGTCTATGAGTATTGGTGTCGTGATGACTTTGATGGAGATGGAAAAATAGTAAAAGGCTGTAAAACATATCTTGATAGGACTTATATGCCGCAAGATATGGTTAAAGACCCAATGATTTGGGCTCCATACCTAGAACTAGACAGTTACAAGTCTCCGTATACTAAAAAGATTAGAAGCAAAAAGAAACAAAAAGATTTGGGAAGTAACGAAGAATTGATTTATCCTTATGTTGAAAAAAGATTATTCAAATTAAAGGGTAGATGGCTAGGATTGGGTATTTACGAGTTGATTAAGGGAATCTTGGAGCACATTAACACAAACTGGAACTTGAAAAGAAAGTTTGATGAACTTCAATACAGAGGTATTATGGTTCACAAACAACCTACATTAGGAGACCAGCGTACTCTTACTCAGGAATTTCTAGAATCATTGCCTAGTGGAGCTGTAATTGATGTAGTTGGAGATGAAGACCTTAGAAGATTGGAACTTGGGACAATCACAATGGACAATCTTAGGACAAATGATTCACTGTTGCAGTTGATGAAGTTGATTCTTGGTGTAGCTGAACAGATTGCTGGTGAAAATCTGAAGACGAATGTAACCGCAACCGCTATCAATGCAAATACAAGGCTATCTGAAACTACTTATGGTATCGTTATCAGACAAATGTCATTCCTTTTGAGAGAACTTTTCCAGGATTTTCTATTGAAAGAACTGATTGAGGAAATGACAATGGAAGATTGGCTAGAAGTTACAGGAGATGCGAAAGAAATCCTTGAACTAGAACAACCATTGATAGATAATTATGTCAATCAAAAGACCAAGGAGGCAATGGATAAAGGAGTGTTCCTTACAGAACAAGATATAGATACATTCGCACAAGCGATTCAACAAGATTTGCAATCTACTGGAAGCGTTAGATGGGCTCAGATAAGCAAAAAGTTAGTTGATAGTCTGGATTTGTTGGTAGAGTTCTACATTGATGGTGAGAACTTTGACGCACAGGCAAGACTTCAGAATATCGAAGCTATGCTAAATCGTCAGAATCTTACTCTTAATAGGGAAGAACTTGAGAAAGAAGAAGTTGAACTTATGGGTCTTGATTCTAAGAAATTAGAAAAAACTCAGGCTCAGAAGCAAGCAGAAGCTCAACAAGCACAGCAAATGGCAATGCAACAAGGTCAACCTAAGCAATAATATAAAATAATATGGCAAAACCTCTACAAAGAAAAGTAGCAGCGGCAAAACAAAAAGTAAGTACCGCTAAAAAAGCTGTTAAGGGAATTGTTAAACCAGTAAAGTCAGCAGTAAACGCAGTAAAATATGGACAAAGATTGACTGGTAGAACAGCAGTTCCTAATTTAAAAGCAATGAGAGCAAAAAAAATAATAACAACAATGGATTAGTATGAAAATAAACGAACTTAACCCAAAACTGAAAGAACAAGAGGCTAAAGAACTTGAAAAAAAATATAGAGAGTTCCAACAGAAGAAAGAAAGATGGGCTAAGTTCAAGGAAACTATATACTACAAATTGGTTCTGGAGTTACTGGAAGAAGAATTGGAAGACGCTAGAAGTATAAAAGCACTTCCTACGACAGTAACTCCTAAGGACTTTGAGGAATTGGGAAAGATAACAGCAGTTCAACTACAAGTTTACGCAAGACTAGAAAAAATTAAACAGAAACTTATAAATGAGTAAAGGACAATTCAACGGAAAAGATTTAGAGAAATACCGCAAAGATGAGTTGATTGATATTATCATCTGGCTTAAAACTGTTTCAGATAAAAAGATTAAAGATTTAAAATCAAATTTAGAGTTCATTCACAATGCAAGCGAACTAGAATAAGGAATTACCTATGAGTACACAATTTCGTGTATTCTAAGTAATTCTTTAATAAAAAAAAACTATGACAGAGAACTCACCTCTAGACGACCAACTTCTAGAAGACGAATCTGTAGAGACTTCAGACGACCTAGCGTGGCTTGAAGGCGAAACAGAAAAAGAGTATGTTGAACGCCTTAACAAGGAAACTAAGCGAAACTTTAAATCACTTGCAGATGTCGCAAAGACAATCGTAAGTGCTGATAAGAGAATTGCTGAATTAGGTCGCCAGCCACAGACATCTCAACAGACTACCCCAGTTCATACCAATGATATGGAAGTCTACTTTTTCGAGATGAAACCTGAAGCTCAGAAGGTAGAAGCTGATTTAAGAACAGTAGCTAAAGCAACTGGAAAGTCCCTACTTCAAGTATGGAAAGAAGAAGCTTGGTTACAGGAAAAAGCAGCATCTATTTCTCGTGAAGAACAGCGTCAGAAAGCAGATGCTAAGAAAGTAATTGCCCCATCAGGCGGAACTAATGTTTCAAGTAGTTACGCTGATATGTCTGATGAAGAGATTATGAATCTTCCACCAGAGGAAGCTGGCAAAGCTATCAAGGCAAAAGCAGGAAGACTTTAGAATTACATTTAATTTAATGTAATACACAAAAAAATGGCAAACCCAAATAGTATCACAGCTGGAATACCAGCGTTGTGGTCAAAACAAATGCAGGTTATTCATCACAAAAAAGATGTTTACCGAGACATTGCAAGTTTCTCAGAAGAAGCAATCCTAAATGTTGGAGATACGGTTCACAAACCATATCGAAATAAATTGGTTGTTTCTGATACAGGAGCAGATGGTTCTTTCACAAGACAAGCTCTTACACAGACAGATGAGACTTTGGTTATCAACAAAGACAAGCATGTTGCTTTCTACACCAAAGAACTCGACCAAATTCAGAATCAATATGATTTCGTTAATGAACATGCTACTGATGGTGGTATCGTTCTTTCAAACTCAATCGATGCTGAAGTTTTGGCAGAAGCAGCAAATGCAAGTTCAGTAATTGATAACTCATACTTCGGTGGAACAGCTGGAGATGGTATCACACTTAACACTGCTAACATCGTTAAGATGTTCACAGCTGCTGACAGTGCTTTGAACGCACAAAACATTGACATGGAAGGTCGCTTCGCAGTTGTTTCTCCTCAATTCCGTCAGGTATTGGTTGAAGCATTGGCTGGTCGTGAATCTATCCTTGGAGATGATGTTTCTACTCGTGGACGAATGGGAGAATACATGGGATTCAACCTTCACATGTCTAACCAGGCTATGTGGACTGGAGAACTCTTGATTGGAACTCAGCCAACTGATGGTGATACTGTTACTATCAATGGTGTAACTTTTACTTTCAAGACTACTCTTGGTTCAACTGCTGGTAATGTCCTTATTGGTGCTGATGCAGCTGCTGCTATCACAAACCTAAAGGCTTTGGTAAATGCTCCAAGTACAACAACTTCAACTGGTGTTGCTCTATCTACAGCTAACCAAGCTAAGATGTACAACATTGCTGCTGGAACATTGACTGGAGGTATCCTATTCACAGCTAAGGGAGCTTCTTTCATTCGTGTATCTGAAACTCTTACTGCTGCTGCTGATATTTGGACATCTGCTCGACAACTACAGCATATCCTTTTTGGAAAAGCTGGTTCAATCGACGTTGCTGTTCAAAAGACTCCTAAGACTGAAATTAGACCTCGTGATGGTTATATCGGACACGATATTATCTCTTGGGAAGCTTTCGGTGTTAAGACTTTCAGCGATGGTGCAGTAGCACTAATAGACGGTAAAATTAACAGTTCTGCGTTTTAAGTAAAATAAAAAACTCGGTAATTGGGAGATAGCGGACTAAAACCGCTTCTCCCATCCTACGGGACAAAACAAATGAAAATTTATAATAGAAGTGTATATTTTGGTTCATTGGGAACAGCATCAGCAACTTCTGGAGCAGCAACATTGAATAAGGTTCAGTCAGGTACAATTACTTCTGAATCTCTATCAACTGCTGCAGCTGCAGAGTACACATTGACACTTACGAATGATTTGATTACTTCTAATTCTATTGTTATGGCATCTGCTGGACTTGGAAGTTCTACAACTGGAACTCCTGGTATCGGCGGCGTAACAGTGTCAACTGGTAAAGTAGTAATAACTGTAACTAACTTGGCTGCTTCTGCAGCATTTAATGGAACGATAAAGATAGCTTTCTTTATCACAAACCCTGGAGTTTAGTTATTTATTCAACCTATCACCAGTTGGTGGGTTGAAATAAGCAACAAAATTATGGAAAAAAAATTATGGTGCGAACTTTGCGGAAGTAAAGGCGTACGACACAAAAAAGATTGTCCCTCATTGATTCAAGAAGTCAAAGAGGCGGAAGTAAGTTATAAGACAGAATATTCTGTTTATAACGAAGAAAGTTTAGTTCGTGTATATTCAGAAGAAATACATGGAGAAAACGCTAGAGAACTAGCAAAATCGTTTGCAGAAAAAAATAATTATCTAATAAAATAAACTTATGATTCCATTTAAAACGGGAATTAACTCGATAACAGTTACTGGAACTGCTACAAATCTAAAAAGTCTAATTGATGCAGCTGTAGGAAGCACAGTTGATTATTCTAAAGGTGCATATATCAACCATGTTGAACTTACTCCAGAAGTTACAGTTCGTTGCACACTTGATGGTTCAACTCCAACAGCCTCTGCTGGTCCTCTTCTAAACGCAAATTCATTGTATGTTTATGAGGGAGCAACTCTTGACCAAATTATCCTGATTTCTACTACTACAAGTTCAAAAGTTGGAATACAAATTGGTATGACAGAAAAGCAGCCCTAATTTTTATTGGATATTAACACTTAAAGAGCAAAAAAATGATAGTTCAAGATTTAATCAACGAAATCAGATTTATAACAAAGACAGACTCAACATCTTTTACAGATGCTGAAATTATTGCTGGTTTAAATCTTCATAACGCAGAGATTATCCAAGATATTATTAGGGTGCAGACAACAAGAAATACAACTGCAACAAATGTAAGATACGATTTAATCTCTACTGGTGGTCTTTCTGAGGGAAATATTGGTTACAATGGAGAATATCCTTTTCCAACTGACCTTTTAAGACCTATTAGAGTAGAAGTTTCTTTTGATGGAGCTAGTTGGAGACCTTGTGAGGTTTATGACATCAATGGAAACTCAACCAGTGAATACAATCAGACTGAAATAAATCAGGCGTGGATGACAACAGAGAATATTGGAACAACTCCAACCGCAGTTACACCTTATGTAAGATTTATGAGAGATTCTTTCTTTATAAGACCATTAAATACAAATTCTACAGTATCAAATGGACTTGTAGTGTGGTATGAGGCAAGACAAGAAGATTTATCTTTGACTACTGATTCTCCAGTGTTTGAAAGCAATTTCCACGAAATACTTGTATTCAAAGGAGCACTACGATATGCGATGAGATATGCTGAAAAATATAACCCGCTCTGGCAAACAAAAGCAAATGAGATTAAGACTTATATGATGGAGTGGTACAAAAATCGTTTCAAATCAAATATGAAAATTAAACCTAGTTACGAAAGATTCATGTAAAATGGCTATCAACTATAACAAAATTCAAAAACCATCTACTCCTGATTATGAAGGAACAAATAGAATTGGGTGGAATCTATTGATTAACGCAGTTGATTTTTTACTGATAAATCCATTAGATAGGCTTGTAACTACATTTAATGTAGATGATATATGGACATATATAGATGAAAGACTTGGACTTACCACTGAAGATGAATATATAATCCTAACTGAAGATGGCATACCGCTTTCTGCCACAGGAATGGATAATGTAAATTGGCACTTAATAACAAAACCTGAATGAGCAAATACATTAAAATAAGTGAATTACCAGTAGATTCAAACGTATTAGATACAGATTATACGATTGTTTATGATGTGGCTGGTGGAGCTACTAAAAGAGCTACTAAGGCTGATTTTAAAGGTGATGTTGGAAGTCAAGGTCCTCAAGGATTTCAAGGTCCACAAGGATACCAAGGTTACCAAGGCAACCAAGGTAACCAAGGATTCCAGTCAAGTGTTCAGGGACCTCAAGGTTTCCAAGGCTCACAAGGCAACCAAGGTAACCAGGGCAATCAGGGTAATCAATCCTCCGTTGCTGGTCCTCAGGGATTTCAGGGTAATCAAGGTTTTCAAGGAAATCAATCTTCTGTAGCAGGTCCGCAAGGTTATCAGGGTAACCAGGGTAACCAGGGATTTCAGGGTGTTCAAGGTAACCAAGGTACTCAAGGCAACCAAGGTAACCAAGGAGTGCAAGGTACTCAGGGTAACCAAGGAATACAAGGAAATCAAGGTTTTCAAGGTAGTCAAGGCTTCCAAGGAGTCCAAGGCAATCAAGGGAATCAGGGAAACCAGGGCTTCCAAGGCTTTCAGGGATTCCAAGGCAACCAATCTTCAATTCAAGGTCCGCAGGGTTATCAAGGAATAAATGGAACAGGAACTGGTGATTTTATGTCAAATGGTTCAGTACCAATGACAGGAACTCTTCAAGCTGTCGCCTCTGACTCTTCTAAAGCTTCAATTCATGTTGCACAAGGAACAAAACCAACCACTACGACTGATGGTGATATTTGGTTTGATGCGAATGGAATGTATATCCAGAATCTTTCTGCTATTCATCAACTTGACGCTGACGCAAATGCTGTTGGAGCTTTAAGCACAACTACGATTACTGACAATGGGAATGGGACTGTCAATGCTTCTTCAATAGATGTCTTTATTTACGCTCTAGCAGGTTGGCAGGGAAACTATATGAGAAGAACAGTTCCTGCTGCTACAAATCTTACTCTTACTGATGGAGTGGCAAACTTTCTGACTGTAAACTACAATGCTGGAGTCCCAATCTTTGCAGTAACCACAACTGCTTCTAGCATAAACAGTTCTAATGTTCTTCTAATCGCAACAATGTGGAGAGAGGGAACTAGGATTCATTTCCAAACTGTAAACTGGGGGCTTGCTACCGCAACTCGTCTTAACGACCGCTTAATCAATGTTCAAAGATATGTAAGAACATCTGGCTTGATACTTGGTGAATCAACTGGAAATGTTATTACTCTTACTTCAGGATTAGCTTGGTATGGAATTAAAGCTTATGCCGAATCAGCAATGACATCCGCTGCTTCTAATTGCACATTCTATTATAAGAGTGCTGGAGTATGGACAAAAACTGATGTATCTACTTACAACAATACTCAATATGACGATGGCACAAATCTTCAAACACTTTCAAACAACAGATATACGGTAAACTGGGTTTATCGCTTCGTAAATGGAGATGCTGCACCTAAACTTGCGTATCATCTTGGTGCTGGAGATTATACCTCGGTAGCCTCAGCTGCTGGTGCCGCAGAACCTACTCCTCCTCCAGTTCTTCTTCAAATGGCTATTTTGGTTGGTCGTATCATTGTTAAAAAAAGTGCCGCAACTGCTTCTGAAATTGACAGTGCTTTCACGACAGTGTTCGCTGGAAGTGCAATTACTGACCATAATTCACTTGCAAATCTACAAGGAGGAACTTCTGGACAGTATTATCACCTTACTTCTGCACAAGCTACCGTAGTTTCAAATACATCGGGAACAAATAGTGGAGACCAAGACCTGTCTGGGCTACTTCCAAAAGCAGGAGGAACAATGACAGGCACACTTACATTGAGGACAGGCTCAGCTACAGCAGGGACAGAACCACTATTACTTGTAGCAGGACCAGTAAATACAGTTCCAGTAGCAGGAGCAGTAGAGTTTGATGGAACTGACTTGTATATTAGCTTTTAAGAATTTTTAATATAATGAATAAACAAATTTCACAATTAACAGAATTAACTAGCATTGATGATAGTGATGAACTAATTATCAATGATATTTATGATTCTGTTGAAGCTAAAAAAATAACTCGTAAAAATCTTGTAAAATATCCTGCTGTTACTCTTGGAACTTCAGAAGCTGGAGTCATAGAGTATGACGGAGGAGAATTTTACATCAATATTTAACTATGGCAACAAGATATAAAATTACATCAGCAAAAGATTGGGATACAGACGGAACTCTCGCCGCTAATTCAGATACTAAAATACCTTCTCAAAAAGCAGTAAAGACTTATGTAGATAGCAAGAATAGTGGTTGGATTCCAGTTTCGGACTCCTGGGCTTACGCTTCCGCTGACTCTCCAACTTTTACAATAACAGTTCCTACTGGTGCTGCTTCAATTTATAGTGTTGGGATGAGAATAAAACTAACTCAAACGACTGTTAAATATTTTATTATCACCGCAGTAGCTGATACAGTCCTCACTGTTTATGGCGGAACGGATTATACCCTTATTAACGCTGCTATCTCTGCAATCAGTTATTCCACTCAAAAAGCACCCCTTGGATTTCCACTATCTCCTGCCAAGTGGACTGTTGAGGTTATAAGTAGTGCAAATGCATTACAAAATTCTCCAACTCAAAATCAATGGTACAATCTTGGGTCTATTTCAATCAATGTTCCTGTAGGATTATGGGAACTTTCATATAGGGTTGGTATGCAAGTAAATAGAGCAACTGCTGGTTCGCTAACAATGAGTACTACACTTTCAACTGCCAATAATTCAGAAAGTGATGTTAATTTTACTAGCAATATAGATGATTATTCTGCAACAGCTATAAATCCTTTTTATTTGTCATCTATGGCATTTACAAAAAATATCGTGTCGTTGGCAGCAAAAGCAACATATTACTTAAATGGCAACTCTTCCGCTGCATCTATTGGCGGAATAAATCACAGAGGAGATACAACTAGGACATTACTTCGAGCAGTTTGTGCTTACTTATAAACCCCTTACAAACTATACTCAATATTATTAGGTAGGAATAAATAAATAACATAAAAAAATGCCAATCACAAAAGGTTCATCAAAAAAAGCAATAGCTTCAAGATTCAAAGAACTCTACGAAGATAATAAGAGCTATAAGTGCACTACTATAAAACCATACTAAGAGCTTTAATCAATAATTAACCTGTGCCTTCTGGTGCTTGCCTTTCTCACAGGTTGGGCAAGTATCAGAGGGAAAAAAAAGATGTTTTCAATCATTATTCCGTTTCATAAAAAGAATCAGTTTCTGGCAGAAGCAATCGCTTCAATCCGAGAGCAGACCCTCCAAGATTATGAAATCGTGCTAGTGCCTAACGGCGAAGTGCTAAAAGACTCCAAGTACCTTGAAAGTTTCAAAGGCGACAATATCCAAATGTATCCTTGCATAGAAACTGGTAAAGTCGGTAAAGTCAAAAGTTTCGGGTTTAAGCAAGCTAAAGGCGATTACCTGGTAGAACTGGATTACGACGACCTGCTGACTCCAGACTGCCTGGAAAAACTCCAGCTGGAAATAGACAAAGACCAACCTGACTTTCTCTTTTCAAATTTTTGCCAAGTCAACCTTGATGGTGAGCCAGATAAGCTTTGGTCAAACTATTACGGCTGGGAATACCGAGATTACCTGTATAAAGGCAAACTGCTCAAAGAAACTCTCAGTCCTGAGTTTACCCCTCAAAACATTTCTCGCATCTGGTTTAACGCCAACCACATCAGGGTATGGAAAAAAACCTTTTACGCAGAGCTTGGCGGGCACGACGAAAGTATGACTATCAGCGATGACCACGACCTTGTGCTACGAAGTTACCTTAAGGGAGTGTGTCGGCATATTGACGATTGTCTGTACATTTACCGAGTGCACGAACAAAACACCACTTGGCTACTCAACGGCGAAATTCAAGAAACTATGTGGCTTACCTACGACCGATATATCTGGCAACTGATGGAAAAATGGGCAGACGACAACAAGCTGAGAAAGATTGACCTGGCTGGTGGCATTAACCCTAAACTTGGCTACGAGAATTATGACTTACGCAACGCTCAGATAATCGGAGATTTAGACGAAACCTGGAAACTTGAAGATAACTCAGTTGGAATCCTAAGAGCGGATAACGCCATTGAACATTTCAAAGACCCCATTCATACCATGAACGAAGCGTATCGGGTCCTAAAGCATGGCGGAGCATTCATGATTCTGGTACCTTCTACCGACGGACAAGGAGCCTGGTGCGACCCAACTCACGTCAGTTTCTGGAATTTGCGAAGTTTCCGCTACTACACCGAAGCTAACATGCGACTTTACATCGAACCTAAGTGTCAAGCTAAGTTTCAAATAATGAAATGCGTAAACATTAACCTCTGGAGACTACCATTTTGCGAAGTGCACCTTATCGCAGTCAAAGATGGCAGATTCCACGGAGAATATAATTGGTAAAATAAACATATGAGTCCACTCAAAAAAGGAAAAAGTCAAAAAACGATAAGTTCCAACATAAGTGAACTTCACAAAGGAAAGACATTTGCTAAAACAGCAAAGAAATTTGGAAAAGCAAAAGCTCAAAAACAAAGTATTGCAATCGCATTAGAACAAGCAAGAAAATCTAAGAAAAAATAAATGGCAACTACAAAGAAAAAATCAATAATATTCGGTAACTGGTATAAAGGAATTGGGACTAGCAAATATGACCAAGCCTACTTTGATGATTTTAAAAATACTGATATTACTACAGAAGTAGGAACTATTCGTTGTAATAACGCAGTAATTAAAGAAAGCGGAACAACTATCACAGAGGCTGTTTTAAGATGTGTTTGTCCTAGCGGAACTACCTATTTCTTTTCTAGAACATCTGGAAAGATTTGGAAACGAAGTAACGCTGGAGTTTACTCATCAATAACAGATAACACTACAGAAACATCAGGAACACTTGGAGCAAGATTCTATAATGGATATGTTTATTTTGCTACTGCTTCTTATTTAGGTAGATTTGTTCCAGATACTGAGGGAAGTAGAGTTGATAACTGGGCTACTTTTACCAATAAAGATGCTTCATTTAAGCCAATGGCTGTCCAAAATCTAGCACTTTATATTGGTGATGGTAATTATGTGGCTTCAGTAGACGCTGCAGCAAATTTCAACGCAAATGCTTTAGACCTTGAAAGTCAACATAGAATTACATCATTAAAGAATTATGGATATGACCTGTTAGTTTTTACAGGAATTTCAAGTTATATTTCAAATTCTGGAGTTTTCAGATGGGATACTTATTCTTCTTCCTGGTCTTCAGAGGATTATATTGATGAACCTTACATAAATTTTGTGATTGTGTCAGATACTACTGATGTTTTGTTTATCTGTGCTGGAAAAAATGGAAATATTTATCTTTATGATGGAACAAGACTAGATTTCTACACTCAAGTTAGGAATACGACTACAAGCCCAAATACTCAGCTTACAACAGCTTTTAACCGCAGACCTATGTTTGCCATAGGTGGAGAGGTTTATTCTCTTGTAGTGCCACAGAGAGGGCTTGCAACAGCACTCAATCACGAGTTTACTTGCAGTGCTGGAATAGGAGCGACAATTCATTCTCTTTGTACTTTGGGAACCACAATTCTTATTGCCTGGGAGTATTCAGGAACATTTGGAATAGACAAGATTGATACGAATAAAGCAACTGCAACATTCACCACACCCATTGTATCTAATAGAAAGATAACTGATATTAAAATACCTTATGATTCTCTACCAACTGGCACCAGCATCAGTTTAGAGATAGATACAGACAATGCTGGTTTTGTCTCGAAAACTATGATTAAAGACGCAGCTGATGAAAATATGTATCGCCTAGATGGACATTTAGCAAATCATAGAACAGTTAGAGCAAGAGTAACTCTTAATCCAAATGGAAGTGCCACACCCATTGTGCCGCACATTGAACTAATCTAATGGAATATAATTCAGATACAATTAGCGAATCAATCACTGGTGGAGACCAAACAGATATTAAGGGTTCTCCAAATTTGGTAAATACTCAAAGATTTACTGCTGGTTCTGGAATAAATAAGTTTGCTGTTGTACAAGACGGTGTTTTTTGCGGAGGATTAGATTATAAAACTTCTCCTTGGGCTTTAAGTTATAATGGAGAACAATATGTTGGTCCAGATGGAGAAATAGTATTAGACGGTCCAAATAAAAGAATAATTATTAAAGATGATAATTCAGCAAGTCAGATTATTCTAAATGGAACAGACGGAACTATCAGGTTCAATTATGCTGGAACAAATTATGGTTATCTTACTGCTGACTCTTCTAATAATATAGTTTATACTTCAACAAGTGCTCATTTTTTCAGAGATGCAACACAAGAATATGCGTCATTAAAAGTAGATGGTCTTCATCTTGAAAGTGGAAAATCATTATGGTTTAATGGAGGAACAACCATTACAGATGCTGGATATGAAATGAGATTAGATAGGGATATGACAATAACTGGAAGTATCTTTCCGTCATCAGATAAAACTTATGTTCTGGGTACAAGTGGTGCTAGATGGTATAATGTTGTATCTAAATACATAACTCCTGGTGATATTATCTTTCAAGATACGCATTGCCCTATTTGCGAAAAAGAATTTCAAGAAGAAGATTTTTTAATCAATTTCGCATATAAAAAAGATATTACAGACCCATTAAGACCATTGACTCATACTGTTCCAGTACATTTTTCGTGTATGCAAAACTATAAGAGTGTTGATAAAGAAAAAGTTAAAAAATATATAGAAGATATGGCTAAGGAAAGAGATATGATAGATAGTAAGGCAGCTGAAGAATTGTCAACAACTAAAGTAGAAAAAGATATAGCTCAAAATACAATATCAGAACAAATAAATGAAACAATATGATAAAAAGATACATAATTAACATACTAATAAGCATAGACCAACTATTTAATACAATAGCTGGTGGAGACCCTGATGAAACTATAAGTTCAAGGCTTGGAAAATATTACAAAGGAACTTGGTTTGAAATATTTGTAGATTGGCTTTTCCAATGGCAACATAAACAAGATGGACATTGCGAAGATTCAATCGAATCAGATGAAGGTTCTCAATCAATAATAAAATAAAACTATGGCAGACCAAATTTTAGCAGCAACAAATCAAACAGCTGCAAACACAATTCCAACCTCACCAACAACAATAGCTGGAACAAACACAACAACTCCTGTTTCTGCTACAACTATTGGTGCTTCAACTGGAGCAAATGCTGCTGATGTCTATTCTGCTGCTAATTTGACTTCAGCACTTTCTACTCCATATACAAGACCAGACTTGTCTGACCCTTATGGACTACGCACAAATATCCAAAATCAATTAGGTATTAGTCCAGTTCAGGCAAATGTAAATCAGTTAATGGCTAATTTGAATAAATTCGACCTTGCTACTAAGGCTCAACAGTCTTATCTTGGAAATCAACAAGTAGCTATGCCAGTCATTACAGGTCAACAGGCTTATGCTGGACAACAATCTGCTCTTACAAGGGAAAGTTTAACTGGAGAGCTTACTTCTGCTCAATCTTACTTACAAGCACTCCAATCAGAAGCTGACCAACGATACCAAGTCGCTCAAAATGAACGTAGTCAAATTACTTCGATGATACTTCAAGCACCTGGAGCTAAGATTGGCTATGGAGATACTGTCGAACAAGCTGCTAAGAAAATGCAATCTTTCACAGAAAAAACTGCTAAAGAAGCTGAAAAGAAAGCAACTCAACAAGCAGAAGTTCAACTCTTTGCAAATACCCTTGGTTATATGCCTAAGGGAACTAAACTTACCACTAAGGAAAAGAAACTTCTTAAAGAAGCTGGCGTTACAGATAGGCAACTTAAATTAGCTGCTGCAAAATCTAGTGGTTCATCAACCAGTGTTTCTGATACTAAAGCTTCAAATGAATCACAAACATTTAATGCTTTTATGGCTTTGCCAAAGGGTGAAGATGGCTATGCTGACCCTACAGACTGGAAACCATTGCTTAATGCTTGGCAAAATGCTGGAATGGATACAAGTTCATTTTTTAAGACATTTGAGAAATATATAAATCCTTCTGATTACTAAAATGGTTAAACCAATACAACTACCAGGACAAACAACAAAAAATGTAACACAAACAAAAGTTGGTGCTATCAATCTTAAATCTGCTTATGAAACTATAAATAAAAATATTCAATTAAGAGAACAAGCAAAACAACAAGCATCAATAGATAAAGCTAATGAAGAAATAAGGCAACAACAAGAACAACAGAAAGCAAATCAAGAAGCTGCAAGTTCTCCATTCCATAATCCAATAGCTTTTCTTAGAGGTGCAACTGGATTAGCTGAAAGTTATTTAGGTGTAAATAAAAATGATGTATTACCTGAAGACCAAAATGCTCCACAACAATATCAAGATTTGAGAGCTGAACAGATTAAACAACAAGCATCATTAGCACCAGGTAAATTTGGTCTTAATTGGGTTGATAGAGCAAAAGGAGCTATAGGAGAAGCAATGAAACCAATAACTTCTGTTGCTGGTGCTTTGATTACTGCACAACAAGCTACTAATCCATTTACTGCAACAACTCCAGAACAAACAAAACAAGCACAAGCTGGTCTTGCAGATATTACAATAGGAGGTGTACAAAAAACTGGAGAAATAGCAAGTGGAGTAGGAAAATTTGGAGCAAATGTTATATCAGCAGCACAAGAATGGGCTCCAACTGAAGCATCAAAAAGAGAAGCAAAGAAACAAGGGATTTCTCAAGAAGAATACAATAAACAATTTAGGACTAAAATAGATAATAATGGAATTTTAAACTATCATCCTGAATATACAAATGATGTTCAAAAAGGTGCAGCTGAAATTGTTGACTTAGGAACTTGGTTTATTCCAATTACTCGTTCAGAGAAAGCAATAGAACTAGCTAATGCTTTAGCAGAAATGCCAAAAGTAGCTGAATTGTTTGGAAAAGTTCCAAGATTGGTCAAAATTGGAGAAAAACTTGGATTTGCCTTTGAAGCAGCAAAAGATGCTACTGATGTAGCAATTTTAAATGCTGTGCAAGGAAAAAGTTGGGATGAAGTTAAATCTAACGCTGAAGCAGCTGGAGCATTTGGATTAGCTACTCACGGACTAGGAAAAGTATTTTCTACTATTAAAATGAAATCTGATTTGAAAAGTATAGATTCATTTTTTACAAAAGAAGGTAAAGAACTTACTGAAAATGAAATAGTTAAAGCTGATAATATGATTAAATCAGGAACTCCAAAGTCTGAAGTTATAGACCAAATAATAGCTGATAGAAAAAATGAATCAGCAGATAAATTGTTAAAATTACTTGGTGAAAAAAGTGCACAAACTACAAAGGCTATTGAAGAATTAAAAACACCAACAGTAACAACTACAGAAACAAAAACTACTCCAGTTATAGAAAAAAAAGTAACCATAGAAGATATAAAACCGAATGCTGTTATTCAAAAAGATGGAACTATTGCTAAAGAAAATTTGTCAGTATTAAAAGAAAAAGTTTCTACTCAATCACAAGCACAAACTCTAAAAGAAGAATTTCAAAAAGAATATGATTCTCTAAAATCAGAAATAGCTAAAAGTGAAACTGGAAAAGCAACTAAAGAGCAAGCAATGCTTCTAAATCAAGCCAAAGATAGTGTTGCTGCAATGGAAGAATTAAAAAAAGTTCTTCCTACTGAAATAATAAAGGATATTCAAGCTAAAGGTGCTGCTGAAGTAACTGCTAGAGCAGAAGGTGGAGTTGCAAAACCAGAAACACCTACAAGAATAAATGATTATACTACTGAGGGAATTAGAACTCGTGGTCTTTCATTTAGTACCGAATCCAAAGCACTTGAAAAAAATTTAACGGAAGGTTTTTCTGATTTGCCAGAATATACAAAATTAAGTATGGCTGAAGAAGCTACTAGAGCTCAGGATTTATTAGTTCAAGAACCAGATAGGGCAAAGAGGATAGCTATGGGATTAGAAAATGCACCAAATGGTGTTAGAGCTAATAGTATCTATGTGGCAGTAGTTAATGATGCGGCAAAAAAGGGAGATGCTGCGATTATGAATCAATTAGCTAAATCAGACTTATCAAGATTGGCTACTGAAGCTGGACAAGATATTCGTATTTTGAGAGAACTTCATCCAAATAATCCAGTATATGCTATTAGGGATATTTATGAAACAAGATTGAAAGCACTAGAAGAAAGGCTTGGAAGTCTTGAAAAAGCTAAAGGTGCTTCTAAGAAAAGAATAACATCGGAGTTAAAAAAAGCTGCTCCAAAAGCAAAAGATTGGGCTTCATTTATAAATGAAATTAAATGTAAATAATTATGGCTTATTGTTTAATACCATCATTAGCAGAGAAATTTAAAAAGGCACTTGTTAGTGGCGAAATTAACCCTGAAAAACTAGCAGAAATGACATCAACTGAAAGAAGAAAGGCTCTTGAGAAGTTTGTTGGTAAAGAGGAATCAAAAAATGTTAATGCCTTATTTGAAAGTAAGTTATTGCTTAAAAGACAACAACAAGGATTTATTACTTGGGCTAAAACTGTCGGAGGAATAAAGCCAGAATTAAAAAGAGATATTTTTACTAAGATTGAAAAATTAGACACTGTCCTTTCTCCAAAAGAAAAAGATGCTTTTCTTAATGATTTAGTTGATAAAAGACTTGGAGTTGATGTAACAGAAGAAGAATCAAAGAAAATATTGGAACTTTCCAACGCAATGCAGGAAAATAGAAATAAATATTATGACCCAATAACAAATAAATTTTCTTCAAAAGAAGCAGCAAATAAATATGGTGCTTCGCAGTATGTTTTAGACGAATACATTAAAGGATTAAAATCAGAAGTATTGGATTTAAAGGTATCTGATATTTGGAAAAATCCTAAAAAAGCTATTGGAGATATTGCTGGAATGACAAAAGCTTTAAAGGCATCATTGGATGACTCAGCTGTATTTAGACAAGGATGGAAAACAATGCTTACTAATCCAGTTATTTGGTCAAAAAATGCTATTAAATCATTTGGTGATATTGCAAAAGAACTTGGTGGTAAAGATGCCATGAAATCAGTTAAAGCTGATATATTTTCAAGAGAAAATCAGATGAATGGAATGTATCAGAAAATGAAATTAGCTGTTGGTGTTACTGAGGAAGCATATCCAAGTACATTACCAGAAAAAATACCATTCCTTAAAAGACTTTATAAGGCTTCAGAAAATGCTTATACTGGATTTCTTTATAGACAACGTGCTGATATTGCAGATAGATATATTGCTATTGCCAAGAAAACTGGAGTTGAATTAGATAAAAAACAATTAGAAAGTATCGGTAAAATGGTAAATTCACTTACTGGTCGTGGTGATTTAGGAAAATTAGAGCCAGTAGCAAATGTTGTTAATAATGTTTTTTTCTCACCTAGATTTGTTAAGGCAAATTTTGATACTTTAACTGCACATCAGTTTCAAAAAGGAGTTACTCCATTTGTTCGCAAACAAGCAGCGTTAAATCTAGTTAAAGTTATAGCTGGAAGTTCTGCTGTAATGGCTACTGCTGAAGCTATGAGACCAGGAAGCGTTGAATTTGACCCAAGAAGTGCTGATTTTGGAAAGATTAAGGTAGGAGATACCAGATTTGATGTTACTGGAGGAATGGGAAGTTTGGTAACTTTATTTGCAAGAGAAATAGCTCAATCAACAAAAAGTACAAAGACTGGAGAAGTTAGTAAGATTGAATATGGATATGGTAAAACAAATGGATTGGATGTACTATATCAATACTTTGAAAATAAACTTTCCCCACCAGCTTCATTGGCTGCAGATTTAATGCGACAAGCTGATAGACTTGGAAACAAATTAACTGTAGGTGGTGAATTTGCTAATTTGTTTGTTCCTCTTCCAATAACTACATATCAAGAATTGAAATCAAATCCAAATGCTGCAAATGTAGCTATTGGTCTAATATCTGATGCTCTTGGTATAGCAACCACAACTTATTCTCCAAATGTTCCTAAATACAAAAAACTTGAAAATATAGGTAATGCTCCACAAGATACTGCATATTCTAATCTTGATGAATCTACAAGTACTAGAGTTAAAGCATTTAAAACTCAAGTAAATCAGAAAACATTTGACCAAGCTAATAAGGAATTTCAAGAATCATCGCAAGCAGCAGTAAATAAGATTATAGCCAATCCTAGATACCAAAGAATGACTGAAGAGCAAAAACAAAAGCAACTTGAATATACAATAAGTCAAAAGATGGATGAAATTTTAAAGAAATATAAATACAAAGAGCCTACAAAAGCTAAACCAATGAATTACATAAAATAATGGATAAAAAAGAACTAGCAAACAAACTTAGAACAAAAATACCAAACTCAGATAAAACTGATGAAGAGGTTATTTCAATGTTCTCTAAAAAATATCCTAAAATAAAAGATAT